TTTCTCATAGTGTTCTTTCTGCACAATGAAAATGTAGTTCGCCTCGATGTTCAGATTTTCAACAACGACTTGAATCATCGGTTTGTTGCGAACATCAATCAGCGGTTTAGGGAATGTGTAACCTGCGGCAGAGAATCGACTGCCGGCACCTGCCATTGGAATCAGCACATTCAATTTCTTGTCGCGCCATGGGACATTTCGTTTGGTTTCTTTGTTGACTTCTTTCATCTTGTCAAATACTCTGTAAGGGTGCAGGTCATAAGTATTCTCGACAGGAAGCAAATGCGCACCAGAATCAGTTGCGCCCTGTCTGCCGATGTGACTGTCCTCGACAATGATTGTCGTGGCAGGAATTGCTTTCATTGCGGTCATGCATTTCCAATACATTTCAGGGAAAGGTTTGGTTCTACTGACATCTTCATTACTGACAAAGTAATCGACAAATTCCAAAACACCAATCGACAGCAACGCAAGTTTAACGGTCTCGCGAATCGAGTTGGATGCCACGGCAATTTTCCATCCTTGTTCACGAATGCGTTTGAACATTTCGATGGTGTCTAGTTGTTTTGGCATCATCTTAATCAGGTCGAATGTACTGACCTGTTTTTCTTCCCAAATCTGGTCATAGAATTGTGAAGGCAGACCTTTCAGTTCGGTCAGCATCTTGAGTTTCTTTGTGGTACTGAGTCCGTCATAGGTGCTCAGATGTTCTTCTCTGCTAATGACATATTGCGGACCGACTCGGCGTAATGCAACATTCAATGCGTCATAGTGCAGGTCTCTCGATTCAATCAACACACCATCAAGGTCAAAAATAATCAGTTTATTGTACATTCAAAGTTCTTCCCATTGTTATGTTCTTTTGCGCTCTTATGTATTTGTTGTCGTAAGACCAGCATTCACCGGTCTCATCAATGAAACACACCCAAATCAGATTGTATTCCGGTCCGTAGTCTAACAAAAAATGTGCCAATGCAGGACCTTTCGGTGTATTTACCGGCAAAGGCGGATTCAGTTGCAACATCATTTCATGTCTCTGTGTATTTTGTTATGTTTCACGATACTGTTGCCGTTGCATTTCCAAATTGCTCGGTCTCGCATTCGAAGTGACCACTCGACATCTTCTGCGGAACCCCAAGTCATGTTTTCATTCATCGGGAATCTTTCCATGAATCGTTTCTTGACAATCATGTATCCGCCAGACTGGTACATATATGCAGTCTGTGTCCAATCATCATAAGGTATCGATGTGTATCTCGGAAAGATTGGAGAGTCCCACATAACCCAATCGGTGAAGTGTCTCTTGCCGTTCATCATCAGTTGCGCATTTGAACAGACATCCCACTCCTCACCAAACTCCAAGAAATTCTTGTACCAGTCTTTGTCGAACACGAAATAGTCATGCATCAACACGACATTGTTAAAAGTGGCTTCTTCTGCCAAAATGTTTTTCTTGCGAGTAACCCAATTCGGTTTTTGATTCTCATCGAAACGAATGTGTCTGACATTTTCCATCGGTTCAATTTCAGAACCGGTGATGATTAGAATCTCAAAGTTGGGTATCTTGAGCGCATTGATGCTCTGCACCACTTCCTTGATACGGTCTGGTGCAGAGTAATCTGTTGTTATACCAAAGGTAAAATTCATATCAATTCGGTTTGTTGTCCGATGTAATCTTCAATGTCTTTCTTGGGTGTCCATCCAAGGACTTTTTGTGCAAGACTGATATCTGCTTGTGTGAGTTTTGCTTCACCTTCGCGAGAAGAAATCAGAATGATGTCTGAACGCTCTTTCGCGACCAGTTGTGCGAGTTTTAGAATCGTGTGTGTTTGGCCGGTGCCGATATTGATTGGTGTGCCGAAATACTTTTCATCAATGTCACTGATAGCGGCCGCGAAATTTGCTTCAACAACATCATCGACATGGACAAAATCGCGAGATTGCATACCTGTACCCGTGACAACGATTGGTTCACCCTGTTCGCGGGCGGCAAGGAACGCACCAATGACTGGTGGGAATTCACCTATTTGTGGTTCACCGGGACCATACACATTGAAGTATCGCAGTATCACGGTTTTCAGACCGAACAAATCAGTGTAGGTTTTGCACAGATATTCACCACACAGTTTGGTGACCGAATACGGATTAAGAGGATCCGGTGGCAAACCTTCGTGTTGCGGTGCGACATCGGTGTTTCCATAAATTGCAGAACTTGAAGAGTAAATGACTCTCTTGACACCGGCTTCTCGCGCACACTGCAATACCGTTGCTGTGCCGAGTACATTCGAATTCACTGCATCCAGAGGTCGATTGATACAAGGCGGAATTCTGGATTCTGCGGCCATGTGGAACACATAGTCAACACCATCGAATTTAGGTCGAATCGCCTTATAATCCGAAACATCATTCGCAAAGTATTGCACACCCTTGACAATTTCGTATCGAACTTTCATTGTCGAAGTCATGTCATCAATTACAATCACTTCATGTCCGTATTTGACCAATTCTTTTACGAGATTGGTTCCAATGAAACCCATGCCGCCTGTTACCAACATCTTCATTTATATTTCTCCAGAATAATATTTTTCCACTCAGGAATTCTATCGTATTGATGTACCAACGCAAACGGTTTGCCTGTACTGGTACACACGACACCATCGACCATAATCGGTGTTTTTTCAATCAACTTGTCGTTGTATCGCGATTTCATTTGCGGGCCTGTTGTTCCCAGTTGCGCCGCCCACCCATCTTCCGAGTTGGCGACATTGGCGATTTCAGAATAAGGTGCGAGGTTCGCAAGAATGTTCAGTGCCGCTTGGTCAGGTCCACCACCGCCTGGCACATACGGATTCAATCCGTTGCACAACAGGTAGATATTGAGGAACAAGTCGAGCATAGTGTCGAATTCACCAGAGACGGTGCCGGCATTGACGATTGTTTTGTTTTTCATTGTGTCATACATCATATGACCGAATGCTTGGAAAAGATTGTTCGCGCCCCACTCTTCATTCTCATAAGTGATGGACTCAGAACCAAGATTGATTTTTTTGTCGCCGATATTTTCTTCCAACCACTTCATCGGGTCGGACTGGAAAATAACATCTTTCACATCAGTCGTGACGATGTATCGGTATTGTCCTTTTCTTTCTTTCAGGAAAAACCAAAGGTGGAGAAATCTCTCCACCACAATTGAAAATTGGTTTCTGTATTCGAAGTCGCCCGTCTTTTCGTTGCGATTGAAGGCGAAGATTTGATACCCACGGTCAGTGAGTTCTTTGACAGTATCTTGCGACACATTGTAACAGACCATTGCTTTCTCACCAGTATAACCAGAACGGTCTAGCGAGTTCACCCATGGTCGAATCATGTTAAAGTCATAGCCTGTAACACAGCCTATCACAAGGTCTTTCTTCATCATATACTCCAATTGTTTTTACTTACTTATTATTTAGATAGTCCTTGAACGAGGACAACGGATGTTTTTTAACATCACCGCCTTGGCCGGGAGTATCGCGTTGATAATTTTTGACCAATGTATCTGTGCCATCTTGACCTGCACCTGACACCGGTAGAATGTCGGGTTTGATGTTTGGTCGATAACTTTGCAATTTTTGTTCTTGCAATCTCACCCATTCAGAAGATGGTTTACCATCGCCTTTGTAATACGCAAGAGGTCTCTGTGTCTTTTCCGAAATGAGTGCCCATTTACCGTTGATTTCTTTTAGTATCATTTTACTGTCCTTACTGAACCATCATGATTCACATAGAATGCTTCAAATTTGATTTGTGGGAATTCATTCTTTAGTTCCAAAAAGACTTTCAGATTCAACATACTGTCATCGAACAGTCTCGCGCGGATGAATTTGCCGGTGCGCAGTGTGTTGCGAATGATGATTGCCTTCTTGTATGCAGGTGGGAAATCGCCTTCGATGTTGCCTGCTCTTTCCACTCGTATCTTATCTATGTCCAGTCCGTGGTTGCGGAATGTCTGTAGAAAAGTTTCTTTATCATCGAAGTTGGCACGAGCAGTAATAATGACAACCTGACTGCCGGTGCGTTGTGCGTTTTTCAGAATCGTTTGTGCCTTCTTGAACATCTTCTCGATAGGCACCGATTCATCATGAAATTTCTTGGCATCACGGAATTGACCATAGTCATAAGACTCACCTGATTTCAATTTGTAAGTATTGAATTCTCTGTTATTCAGGTGTTTGATTACCTTTCCATCCTTTACCAATGCGATTTTCGCCGTGGTTCGGAAGAGAGTTTCATCAATGTCAAAAATGGTCAGACTTTTCATTATGTAATCCAGTTTTTGTTCGTTGTAAAATCCTGTTGTGAAAATTCCATACGGTCAATCAGTTTGACCGCGTTGCCACTGAGTCTATCTACTGCGACAAATCCATCAGGTGCGACAACCTTGTAACCACTGTCTGTGCGAGTGAATGTACTTGTTGCCTGTTTGATTTGTTGCAGTTTCTTAAACAACATATTCTTTGCAATTACCATATCGTTGCGCAATTTGAAAATCTTGGTCAGTTCCGGACCATTACCACGATAGAATCGCATCAGTTCGTTTTTCTGCATGATACGATTCTTCTTGGTTGGTGCCATCTTGGCATCCAAAATTTCACGGTTCAAGCTCGCCTCAACCCAATAAATCAAATCTCTTGCGTGTTTATCGGGTTCGGCAATCAGACCTGTCGGACCAATTTTTACTTCATTGTACTTTCGAATTTGTTTTCGAATTGTCCCGATTGCCGCGATTCGATTCAAGTATAGATGACTGATTGACTGGAATTGTTTATCAATACTCGACAACAATTCGTTCAGTTTTTCGGTTTCATCTTTCGTAAATGTTGCGGTACCCGTGACATCGACATAAGACGAATCGCGGAACCAGACATCTTTGGTCAAATTCAATTGACCGAGGTCCACATTCAACGATTCTTCCACATCGTTCATCGAGGTGCCGGTATATGACGCACTGAACACAATACCAATTTGTGCCGAAGAGACCATGCCTGCCAATTTGGTCTGCGAAGGAAACGCATACACCACATCGCCGGGCTGAAATGTCACATACGAAACACCATCGATGCTTTCATTTTTTACATCGCCTTTGACGAACATTATATCACCTTTCATGATGTTTGTCATGCCTAATTTCGGCAAATAACGTATCGCAATTTTCAGTTTTTTCGCGGTGACTTTATCGGTATATTTGGCATCAATGTCCTCATCGGTATAGCAAACATCACGAAACATATCGGTAGTAATGAAGAACTTCTGAGTCTCGGGATTAATACCTGTATAGACAGTCAATCCACCTTTCCAGTCCGTTGTCACATCGACTTTGGTATTTGCATGACCTGACAGCATATCTCGGAGAGATTCCAAGAATTTGATTGCACCTTTTGTTCCTTTTGCACCCGACAGTATGCCATCTTCGATGCGTTCTAATTTGATAGTTTTGTTTGGAGTAATCATGTCACTTTCTTAGATAGTAGTTCTGTTACTAGAGGACCTTTTTCAACAACATTGAAGAATTTCAATTTCTCGTCTTTAATTGTTGCACGACTTCTCAGTGTCAGGAGAGTCTTTTCATTGGCATTGACAATTCGTATCTGTGGCAATTTGCCTTCTTTGAAAATCGAAGTGTCGTTTTCGGTATAGATGAACTGCATATCCATACCTTGTAGTTTTTGTTGAATGTTTTCAAATTTGTACAACGAAGCATAGTTTTCGCGAATGTGTACCAACACAACATCTTTCTGGTTTCTTGTCGCATGATAACGAATGAATTTCGCAATCTTTGTTCTGAAACCCACGATATCTCTCTTGACCAATTTCTCCATCTGGCGCACCGCATCTGTGTATGCTATGCATATTGCTTCAGGAACTTCACCTTTATTGATGAGTCGTTGCATTTTGATTTGCAAGGTCTGTGAGAAATTCACACCAAGAGGTTTGAAAAAAGTTTCTAGTGAATCGACTGACGCACCAGTGACTTGACCGATTTGTGTCGCTCTGTTTGCCTTGATACTCAGGTTGATATCGGTCTTTTCTTTGTCGACCAGAACAAACAGGTCGACCTTGGTACCTCTCTGGTTTATCAATCCTTCTGAACGGACTTCAATGACATTTCTCATGTTGTTGGTGTACAATTTATCCGCCCACTTCATGACATTATCACTGTTCGCATAAACGATTGCACCTCTGACCAATCCGATGAATTCCTTGGTCTTGTAATTCTTTGTGTCAAGGAATGCCGACATACTTTCCGTAGGTAGACTGATTGCCATCTTCACCAAGTCGGTGATGTCGATGTTTTTGTTCGGTGACATGAAACGGCGTTCTATCAACTTACCACCTTGTTTTGCAGGACCAAGTTTTTTGATGAGTGAGACAACATCTTGCTCAGTGATTTTCTTGGTCTTGGAAATGAATCGGGCCGCGATAGCCGCGGTCAGAATTCCTTCCGTAATGTGTCCTTGGTTGATAGTTGCCATAATACCTCCGTAATGAGGTATTTATGTCATCTGATGATGTCGATTTCCTTGGTGCCGGTCCAGACTTCTTGTTCGGTTCTCAGGCGACCTTCCGCTTTCAGATTTTCAAATCGGTTGGTTGCCTTTTTCTTCCACCACTCAACGATATTTTCCATGTAGAATTTGTCGAAGTTTTCACCGCGAATCAGAGTGTCGGCATCACCATTGATAAAGTCTACCGTATTGGCAAAACCATAATTAGATACAAAGAATCGTTTCTGTTCGTTTAGACCTTTCGCGGCCTCAAGCACTTTTACAAACACACCGTAATCTGGTGTTCCTTTCAGTCCTTCTTTTGTCATTGCAATGATGGCGTTGCAGATTTTCAGTTTCTTGCTCGATGCGGTTTCTGGCACAATAGGACCACCAAGAATGTTTTCCACATATTCCTTGACCTCGATATAGGTCTGTCCTTGCAACAGTGGCAAGAAATCCGAATCGGTCAGTCCGATGTATTTCAGATATGGTTTCATACCATCATACTGGGAGACAGACTTTGAAGTTCCGTACAGACTGGTCGTTTCGAACAGGCAAGTTGTCATATCGTACTTTTTGTTTATCATTTCTCGCACTTCATGTGAACAACAAATCGCGGCAAGAAGTTTGCCACCAAGATAGTTGTAACCGAAGGGTTGAGAAGGTACGATTGTGAAACCCATAGTTGCACACTGATTGAATCGTTGCGCACCACCAGCAACACTGGTAAATACTCGACCGAGCATTTGGTTTCTAGGTTTGCTGTTAATGACTGGAGAACCCAAGCGGATGAATCCCATCCACTTATTGGTATTCGTCTCACGGACCGCGAACCGTAAGTTGCGGCCTGGCACACTTGCCATGACATTGTGTGATGAAATCATGGTCAAGTATATTTGCCAAGTTGATTGTGGCAGTTCAACAAGTTCGAAATTCATGTCTTGCGGAGACATGGTGAAATCCGAGAACAGGTCCGTTTCTGGACCCATTCCCGGAAGTACATTCGGCCTTTCTGCCATGGCATTGAGTTTCAAGTCTCTGATGTATTCGTCAATGCGACCGAATTTACCAAAGTATTCTTCAAATTTCGAGGCACAATATTGTGCCTGCTCATAATTAAGTTTCATTGTTTATTCCGTGTGTGACAACAGTACCGCCTTGCCGAGTTCCATCATGCCGATTGAACCTACCATATCTTTACAGAAACTACTGATTGAGACATTGCCTTCATCTGTGACATAAACGATTACGAATTCCTTGATTTCTTTCTTGGTCACCATGTCCATGAAAGACATTGCAACCTCGGTCAATTCCTCTTGATACTTATCGTTTTCTTTGTCTGCCTTTGAAATCAGACTAACTACTTTATCTTTGTTTGCCATTACACTTTAACCCCACTGAAATTCCTGTTGAATTTTTTCTCACGGTCGCCAAAGTTGTTGATTGGCTTATCATCACCTGTATCTGATAGGTCCACTTGCGCCGAGACCTCGACATCATATAGTCTCATCTTTGCGCGGTCGATACCCAAGACGAATCGCTTGTTTTCATTCGGGTCAGAATAACGGTTCTTCAACTGCTTCACCATGATTTGATTCAATGCTTCCAGTTTTTCGTTTGATACCAATGCAAACATGAAGTCGGCAGTGGCAGGCAAACCGAAAGACTCGGAAGTATCGGTCAAATCAGGGTCGGAGTTTGTGAAACCGGTTCTGGTGGTCTGCGTTGCAGTCACAACAGGTAGGTTGAATTCAACGGCCAGACCACGAAGTTCTTCGGCGATACTCTTAATATATGTATAAGAGTTTACTGAACCGCCTTGTTTGATTCGTGAAGAACAACAGATATTCAGGTAATCAATGAAGATGATATCTGGCCGGAAACTCTTCTTCAATGCCAGTTCATTCAGCAATGCTCTGAAATGCAACACCGATGCAGATGCGGTCGGATATTCCTTGACAATCAGTTTGCCTTGCAGTTTGTTACGCAACAGAGAGAATTTCTTCTCATAAGTTTCTTTTGGCATGACGCGCAGTTCCGACATAGAAACATTCAACAGGTTCGCGTCAATGCGTTCTGCGATTTTCTCTTCGGACATTTCCATACTGATGTACAGGACATTGTTGCCGTTAGAGATACACGCGGCCGCCATGTGGCACATGAACAGGGATTTACCGACACCGGTACCTGCAAGTGCGACATTGAGTGTTTTGTTCTCGACACCACCTTTGGTGATTTTGTTCATCAAGTCAAGGTCAAAACGAATTCGTGCCTCGACTCGGTGATATGCGGCATATCGTTCAGCAAAGTCTTGAACATAGTCGTGACCGATATTACTGTCAAAAGAAACCGCCAGCGCATCACTCAACAGTTTAGGAATTTCACCTTTGGTCTTTTGACCTTTCTTTTCATCAAGAATCTGTACAGACTCCATGATTGCATTGTAGATTGCTTTGTCTTGACAGAATTTCTCTGTCTGTTTCACCAACCATTCTGCATCCGATGGTTCGTCTTTATTGATGTGAATTTCGTTGAGCAGTTCGACAGCATGACCAACATCATCTGCCGAGAGGTTTTTCTTCTCGGTCAGATTGATAACAAGTGCTTCGTGAGTAGGTGGGTTTTTGAATTCGGTAACAAAGTCTAGGACTTCATTGAACACAACCCGTTCGGAACTGTCCAGAAAATATTCTGGTCTGATAAAAGGGAGAACCTTGCGCAGGTAATCTTCGTCATAAATTAGGTTTTTAAGAATCGTTTTTTCTAGTCTGTTCATTCTGTATCTGCTCGTTGATGGTGTACACAAGAATATCGCCAATCATTGTAATGAATTTTTGGTCTTTTTTCAAGTGGTCAGCATCGTATTCACCTGCATCAATAATTTCGTAGTGAAAGCTTAGTACTGCACCTTCACCGCGCTCATCTACTTTGGCATTCTGATACTCATATAAAACTCCCGGATATTCCACCAGGAGCTTTACCAGACCTTCATCTGTGAGTATGTGCGATTCGCCGTGTTTAATCCTGTTCGGTTTCTTTTTCCAAAACAGAATCTTCTCCCATAATGTTCCCATATGCAATTCCAAAACGTTCGTGGACATATTCATTGAACTCTTCGCTGGCCAGCAGGTCAGTCCAGAATTCACCTTTCAGTGTATCAGCGATTCGGCATTTATCACCGATTTCGCCGGTCTTTTTGTCGACCTTTGCGTACCAACCCATTGTAGGTTTGGTAACGAATCCGCCTTCCAATGCGACATCAAGCAGACCAGAATATCTTTCGATACCACCTTCGAATGAAACCGAAATAGGAATCTTGGACTTTTCTCGGACATATCGAGACTTCTCAACATTGATGATGAAGTCGTAACCGGTGATTTCTTTGCCGTCTTTCTGTTGCTGACGGCCGAGAATGTAGATGTTATCGGCAGAGTAGTAAGAACCAGTACCACCACCAACAATGTCTTTCGGGTACATACCGATTTCTTTGTAGGTGTGATTGACCACGACCATAGGAATGTCTTTCAAATTCAAGTGCGGTGTGACCATGCGGAACAGAGACTTGACCTGCTTTGCGCGGGACATATCTGCAACAGACTTTCCTTCAAGTGCGTCATCCACTTCTTTCTTCGATGCAAGGTTACCAATGGAATCCAGAATGATGATAAGTTTATCACCTCGTTGGACTTCTTGGAGTTGTTGCATGATGTCAAACTTCAACTGTTCGATATCAGTCAGTGGTGAGTGCATCACGCGGTCCATATCGATGCCAAATGTTTCAAAGTACTTGATTGGAGTACCGAATTCGGAATCATAGAACAGAAGTGCGGCTTCAGGATATTTGTCCATGTATGCCTTAGCCATCAACAGACTGAATGCAGTCTTGAAGTGCTTAGACGGACCTGCCCACATCGTCAGACCGGGAACGATACCACCGTCAAGGCGACCAGACAGTGCCACATTAATCATGGGAACCGGAGTAGGTACCATGTCTTTACTGGTAAAGAATTTAGACTTCGACAAAATCGCAGACTCTTTGATTGTCGAATTCTTTTTTAATTTGTCAAGTAAACTCATATTATATCCTCTTGTATTTGTGTGTGTAGGATTGGTATACATATGCATACCCATCTTGTATTCTGGTTCATCATCAACAAACATTACCATTAGAAGAACCTTTCAATACTGTTCTTCTTTTCGATAGACCAACCTGCGCATTCAAGAATCGGTTTGATTGGTTCAATGAAAGTCTTTTCAAATTGCATATCGTAATCGACATACTCATTGAGACCAAGTTCCTTTGGTAGACGCATCGGGAATGAAATGACAGCATCGCGCACAGGATTCGGCTGTTTCAGGTAACAGAATTTCAACTTTTCACCTTCTTTGATTTTCTGATACTTCTTATCAAGACCTCTTCGTTCAATCTGGTTGTTGTAAATCAGGGCACCTTTGACATGAATCGGAGTACCTTTCTTGTACAACATCACAGAATCGGTGTACTCAGCAAGATTGTTCACGCCTCGGGGGAATGAAACATCTTCCGGTTCCAGTTTGCGGAACTCTTCACGGAAATTCATGATGAATTCCTGCACATCCTTTTCGGTACGGGTCACGACCATCTTAATCAGGGTTTTCATTCTCTCACGAACAACCTGCGGTGTCGATGATTGAACCATTTGCAGACCCATGACTTTCAGGTGAGGTTCGTTATACTGAACGCCTTCTGAGTTGTACACATTTAGTATGTATCTCTTCTTTGCAGTCCAGATGCCTTTGTCGGCCAATACTTCCCGTTTCATACGCATCTTTTGCTCGTATGCATTCACATACTGGGCAAGTTCGGAGTACGACTGATTGATGAACGGTTGAATCTTCTTTTCACAAACCTTGTCCATGAACGAAATGATTTTCTCTTTCGGCATGGTTTTGTGTTCATCACCATATGCCGCCTGCACAATTTCACTGAATTTCAAATAGATGGAGTCGGTATCTGCCGCAATGACATAATCCTTTTGACTGACAATGGAAGGTTTCAGAAGAATGTTCAAGAACACATTCAAGTTCTTTTCAATCCATCGAATCGACAACTGACCAGCAGTGGTAACACCCATTGCGTTTCGCAGGTCATAGAAGCGGAAGTACTGAGAACCCATGGCGCCATACGCCGAGTTGAGAGAAACCTTTTTCGCAAGTTGCAGGTTCTTGTATCGAGCAACCTTTTTACTCAACTCATGCTTGATTTCTTCATCTTTTTCGTTTTCATATTCCTGTTCCGCCTCAAGCATCATCTTCTTGAACTTCTTGCGGTCTTGATACATTTCATCAAGCATTGTCGGCAAAAATCCTCGTTTCGTGATGTCATAGAACTGACCATTCGGTGTGATGGTGCAACCTTTCAGACCACTCAGGTCAACTTCTTTGTACAGAAGTTTTTCAACCGAAACACCAGACATCAGAATCTTTTTCATTTCCGGTGTGTAGTCTCTCGGTTCAATCAGAGTTTCGGGACTGATATTGTATTGCATCATCAAGTGCGGATACAGACTGTCAAGGTCGAATGACCCGACATACTCATGCAGACCCACTTGCGGTTCTTTCACATACGCACCTTCAAATGCGGAATCTTTACTTTGGAATTCGCGCGGCGGCACAACAATCTTTTTCTCAATCAGATAGTTGTAAATCAGGGAATCCCACATTCGGGTCTGTGCGAAGATGTCCGTGTAGTTGCTCTTGGTGTCATACGCAAGCGTCAGACCCAATTCAAGTAGTTTCAGTTTGTCATCCAATCGCAGAATCAGGGCAACGTCTTGGATGTTGTATTCAATGAACTTCTGGTGATTCAGTCGATACAGTGTGTGTAGATTGTCATACTCTTCATACGACAATTTGCTTTCACCAAGTTCCGCGAAACCGATGTCGCCAAGTCGATATGACTCTTGCGACTTACCTGACGGTGCGTACCACTTGTACAATTCAAGATAGTCAAGCGTGCCGATGCCGACCATTTCATAGTCAGTCAATTCACGGTTGTTGATTCGGGTTGTGCGAGTACGGATGTTCGACCAAGGAGAAAGTTTCTTCGCCTCGGATTCTCCCATCAGTTTCATGATTCGGTTGTACAGATACGGAATATCGAAGAACTTGATGTTCCAACCGGTGACAACATCAGGATAATTTTCCTGCCAGTCTCTCAGGAATCTCTCAAGCAATTCAAATTCGTTTGTGCAACGGATGTATTTCTCCGTTCCTTTTGTTTCATACTCACCACAACCATAGACGACCGTACCACCACCAATTCTGGTGATGCCGATGGCAGTGACGGGTTCATTTGCTTGATACGGGTCGGGGAATCCGTTTTCAGAACCGACTTCGATATCGATGATGTCGATTGCGATATCCTCAAAGTTCCAGTCAACAGAACCGGGATAGTTTTCTGCGATGAATGCATACTCAAACTTGTCGTTGCCGAAAATCTTGAAGTTGCTGACTTCGGAATAATTCTTGACAAAATCTTTCGCCTCACGGATGTCCGTGAATCGGGTCGGTTCAAGCGATTCACCATGCAATGTTTTCCATTCGGTGTTCTTGTTTGAAACCATGAAGAGAGTCGGAGAGTATTGGACTTTCATCTTTACTCTCCGACCATTCTTCACACCCCGAAAGAGTATGTTGTTGCCGTGCGTTACTGCACTTGTATAGAAATTTTTACTCATCCGGATACTATAACAGAATCAACGAACAGCTGCGGCAGAAACGATTTGGATTCCTGAGAATGCCTCAACATATTTGTTGCGCAGTTCGGTAGATGGTGTGTTGATAGTCAACACATCTGCACGACTGATTTTGATACCGGTATTGAATTCTTCCGCGAAATCAAGGAACGGAACGAACTGCATCATCGGACCTTGTTGAGTTGGTTGAATGACCACTTGCACAGGTTCTTTGACCGTGACAAACAAATCATCAGATTCATCGACATCGGCAAGAAGTGTGTGGTTGGTTTTGAAAGTAAGTAGTTTTACCGCCATGTTATCTCCTTAAATCTTCACTGGGGTTTCTGCGTCAAGGACACCGATGGTGACCCAGCGCTTCGGGAAAAGAAGTTCTCTTCCTTCGTATTGTTTGATATCTTGAGTTGGGTCAAGCATCCAACCAAGGACTTCCACCTGATTGTCGAACTCTCGCAGGTACAGGTCGTACTTTTCAGCGCGAGGCAATTTGTGTTCAACAGCAAGTTTCTTTGCAAGCTCTTGTCTAGTCATAATTTTTCCTACATTATGTTGAAACGAGCAGTCACATAAACTGTTCAAAGTTTGGCGGCTGCCACCCGTCAGGTTTTAGAATCTTCCCGTCTTCACGACGTCGAACCAGACCTGTAACTGGATCGATTTTTATGAGATTACTTTGTGCGCCTTCTTCCCACGCACCTTCGCAATCCCAACCTCTTGAATGCATATATCCGACAATGACCCAAATCATGTCGAAACACGCATCGAGAATTTCTACATCGTCTCTTTGCTCATAGGCATTTTGAAATTCATTGAATTCTTCACCAATCAGGTTCTTGTACAATCTGCACTGTGAATCACTCGCGTCCATCTTGGTGTCGGTTCTTTGTCCTGCGGCCAACATGAATCGTTTTACATCGTGAAATACTTTATCCATTCAAGAGTTCCTTTTGTTTCTTTGCACCATCTTGTTCACCTTGCCAAGTACGCACTCGCAAATCGGTCGTACTGAAATTATGATTTCTAGAATTATACACGATTTTGATGCCTCTTTCGGCACAAATGGTCTTACCAGTAAATTCTTTACCTCTATATTCCTCGCCGAGGAATCGCACATCGATAGGCAGAACTTTCAAGAAATTTTCCAAGTCTGCTTCAGTCTGGTACACAATGATTTGGTCGACATATCGAGTAGCATTCAATTGCATAGACCTCTCGAAAAGAGATTGTATAGGTTTGTTCTTGGAGTTGGGTCTGTCGATAGTCGGGTCAGTTTGCAATCCAACAATCAGAAAATCGCATTGTTTCTTCACTTCTTGCAACATCATAATATGTCCCGCATGAAGTAAATCAAAAGTAGAACAAGTAAATCCAGTAATCATTTCATTCTCCAAGTTTCGTGACCTTAATGTTGCATTGTTGCAGGAAATAAATGCCGACTTCATCGCGATATGAATTGCGATAAAACACTTCTCTGATACCTGCTTGGTGTATGAGTTTGGCACAGTCTATGCATGGCGCATGAGTGACAAACAAAGACGCACCATCCGATGAATTCGTGGACTTTGCCACTTTCATCAGTGCGTTTGATTCTGCGTGTAGTACTTCGGGTCTTGTTTTCAGACCTTTATTGTTGCCCAAATCATCATAAAGAGTATATTCACAATTGTTATGCCAGCCAGACGGCATACCATTGTAACCGATACCAATCACGGTATCGGATTTGACAATGATGCATCCTACTTGTAGTCTTTGGGCATATGATTGCTGAGCATAAGTCTCAGCGACTTTCATGTGTGCTTCAATCATTTTCTTTTTCATAATATAGACTCTTTGTTTAGACTTTCAGTTTCTTACCGATATTGTACTTTGCAACCAGTTCCCATTCATTCTTTTCCCTGAAAGGAATAATCTTGATTTGGTGCAGTGGTGCGAGGTTTTCTCCGATGATGTGGTCATTGACCAGTTTAATCAGACCCCACTCTTCTAGAAGTTTTGCAATCGTGTTTCGTCTTTGAATGTCGTTCTCGGTGATGCTACTTGGTTTGCCGTCCAATGCGAAGAGTTCTTTGAAGTGTACGATATAGTATCGACCTTGCTTGTGAAGGATATGGCATGACTGCCACAACACCTTTTCTTTGCGAGAGGACACACCGATGCGTGTCAATGTTTCTTTGACTTTGAGGAAATCATCTTGTTCGGCAAGAGACACCTCAACAAATTCATTAAAATCTACCATGTTGATATTCCTAATTCACTTTCCAGTTTTTTTATTGTTATATGAGTCTTCCTTAGACTCAATATATTTAGTGTTTTCAGGAATTGTCATTTGCCGACCATTCCACCAGTATCACACATCTTCGCCAGTTTTTCCAAATCTTCTCGGGAAATCAGTTTCAGTGCTTCGCGAGCTTTCTGATTGGAGAACCCGTAAATCATTTTGACTGCCTCAAGGTGTTCTTGTTTCTCAGGCTTTACCCATTTGGCGAACTGGCGTTTTTGTGAACGGATGGTGTGCAGTAGATAGTCGTGTTGCATTTTCTTGTCCAAGAAATGTCTGCGATTCATTTCATTGGCAAAAATCAGGCAGTCTTTGTGGTACGACAGACTGCGGTTTGTCAGGTACGGATTGTAATCTCTTTCACTGGCCTCATCGACAATCAGTTGTTTCTTGCCCTGAAGGATTTGGTTTACATAATCAAATGGCTGGTTCATAACTTCTCATAATTAATGTTGAATTGATTTATCGCATTATACATCATAGTATTATACAACACACTCAAATCTATTTCGGCGGTCTTGACATTATCGGTTCTGATAATGACATCGACATCTTTCATATCTATCCGCGCATTGATACCGTCTGCGACACCTATGGTGTATGGAAGAAGTTTCTCATAGGAAATAATACCTGCCATTCCCGGTTCAACCATCAACAGATAGTCAAAATTATTTGGCAAAACAGCAGGCGGTGTTCCGCGAGAGTTATAGACCCGAATCGTGCGA